ATGTCAGCGGATGACACAAGAGAAATAAATGGGCAGCTCCAAAAAGGGCCAGTCCGAATCGTCACAGCTTCGTCGCTTCGCGAAGTGTCTCTCGTAACTTTAGGCGCTGATGGAGCTACGCGCGTCAACATAGCAGCCGATAATTCGGTACAGGAGGAATCTATGTCGGAAGAAAATACTACCGACTTGCAGGCTGAAGAAACGCCTGTTGTCGCGGAAGTGGTAAAGGCCGAGGCAGTAGTCGCCGAAGCTCCAACTACAGAGCCCGTAGACGAAACGATTGAGTTGAAGGCATCTCTGGAAGAATTCAAAAAGGAAATCGGCACTATGCGGGAACTAATAGAGGCTAGGGACTCACGGGCTCCAGCGGTACACGCTGCCTCGCAAGTCAACACGGACCAAGTACGCGAAGCAGCGCTCTGTTTGCAAGCTGGTCTCCGAGGTGCAGACGCTCACTATTCCGATGAGGTTTTAGAAGCAGCTGAAAAGCAGGTTCGCACGACTTCCATCGGTGAAGTATTGGTCGAAGCAGCTCGATCAAATGGGTATGATGGATCGGGTCGTATGTCTAGCGGTAATGTTGGTCAAGTATTGAAAGCCGCTTTTGCGACTCATTCAATCACCGACATTCTTAGCAACGTAGCTAACAAATTCTTACTCCAGGGATTCAACGCTGTTGAATCAACTTGGGGCGATTTGTCAGCGGTACGATCTGTTTCCGATTTCAAATCTGTTTCAATGTTCAGACTGAATGGAGATTTCAAATTCTCCAAAATTGGAAATGGTGGAACGCTTAAGGTTGCCGAAGCATCTGACGAGAAAAGATCGGTCAATGCTGATACTTATGGTGTCGTTACAAACATTAGTCGGACTGACCTCATAAACGATGATCTCAATGCACTGTCAGCAGTGAATTCAAAGATCGGTCGCGGTGCAGCCTTGTCGATGAACGATGTTATTTGGAGCGAGTTTGCAAATGGCAACGCTTCATTCTATTCAGGGGCATCTGCTGGAGCTGGTAACGCCTTGAGCCTTGATTCGCTCAAAGAAGCCACTACAGCATTCCGCAAGCTGACAGATCCGGATGGCAACCCGCTTGGCATTGCTCCAAGTCAGTTGATCGTACCACCGGACCTCGAGCTTGCAGCTGCCGAGCTGATGAGTTCAAGCCTGTTGATTACTGGAAAAAACGAAACTCGCACAAATGTAAACGTCCTTTCAGGTCGTTACGGTGTCACAGTTTCGCAGTACCTCTCTAGTGCTTCGACTTGGTGGCTTGCTGCTAACCCAGCAGACCTAAATGCTCTTGATGTTGTATTCCTGAACGGGCAGCAAAGCCCAACCATCGAGCAGGTGGACATGGATTACAACGTCCTCGGTATTGCCCTGCGTGGTTACTTTGATTTTGGTGTAAGCAAGGCCGAGCCTAATGCTTGCTACAGAATGGCGACATCCTAGTTTAATCGCCGGCTAGAGCCTCCGGGCTCTGGCTGGCATTTGTTCCACACTTTTAATTTTAGATCAAGGAAAGATAGAAAATGGCAAAGTACAAAAGTGCCGGCACGACTTTGGATTACACGCCAAGTAGTGCGGCTTCAGCTGGAGACGTTGTAGTGCTGGGAGATTTAGTAGCTGTTGTCACTCACGACATTGCTGCAAATGCTCTCGGTGCAGTTTCGCATGGTGGTGTCTATGAGTTGCCAAAAGGCAGCGACACAATCGCTCAGGGCGATGCAGTTTATTGGGACGGTAGCGAGGTTACAACAACTTCGACATCAAACGCTTTTGCAGGACACGCAGCTGCCGCAGCTGCCTCTGGCGTAGGCGTAGTCGAGGTTTTGCTAAACGTGTAACCCTCGTTTGAGTTTGGTATGAGGCCAGCGGTGCGAGGGGTTGCATCGCTGGTCTTTTTTCTTGGAGGTGCTTGATGGCAGATATGTTAAGAACCGGCGCAGCGTATCTAGCAAACGTACTAAAAGAAAGCGCTTCGACTTCTGTTATTTACAAACGCAACACGCAAACCCAAACAGTCCAGGCGACCATTGGCAAAAGTGTTTTTGAGTCGGCGGACACAAGTGGCGTAACGGAAATTTGGGAATCACGGGATTATTTAATCACGCTCTCAGACCTTCCTTTTGGCGAGCCTGTTCGCGGCGATGTCATCACCGAAACGGTGGCAGGACAGTCGCAAAATTATGAAGTGTGTTCTCCCCAAGGTATCCCCGTTTTTTCTCACGGCGATGCTTTTGCTGAAATTGTTCGTGTTCATACAAAGAGGGTCTAAGAGATGCCATTCTTCAGCGGTGGTGGTGGTTCAAGTGGCAGCGGTTCTGGCAGCGGTGGATCGCTTCCAGCTTTATCGGGCAACGGCTCGCCGAGTAATAGCGTTGGCGTAGACGGTCAAATTTTTATCGACAAGCAAAACCAAGTTTTGTATGGGCCGAAAACCGGAGGCAGCTGGGGAACTGGTATTCCCATAGGTGCAACTGACTGGGCGAGTGTCGCAAATATTCCGACTGAGTTTCCTCCATCAGCCCACAATCACGAGATTTCTGAAGTAACCAATCTGCAAACAGAGATAACTACGCTCACAGATGCAATCGCAACAAAGCAAGATTTAGGCAACTACTCGGTTGACGGACACACACACATAATTGCAGATGTTACAGATCTGCAAACTGCGCTCGACGGAAAACAAAACTCAGGATCGTTTTCCTTAGAAACACATTTGCATGAAATGGTCGACGTTGTCGGCCTTGAGTTAGCGCTGGCAGATAAAGCCTCTCAGACTTATGTTACGGATGAAATATCATCTCTAATCGGCGGCGCTCCTGCTGCCTTAAACACATTGAATGAACTGGCTCAAGCGCTTGGTGATTCGGGGAGCTTTTCAACTACCGTAACCAACGAGCTTGCTAACAAGTCAAACCTCGGGCATACGCACAGCATTTCAGAAGTAAATAATTTACAGTCCGCGCTTGACGGAAAACAAGTCGCCGGAAGCTATGCGCCACTTGTTCACCAACATACATCGTCAGAAATCACAGGTCTCACTACTGCGCTAAATGCGAAATCAAATGTCGGTCATGGACATGCAATTTCTGATGTCACCAGTCTGCAAAACGAGCTGAACAGCAAAGCGGGGACAAGCCATACCCACGTAATTGGTGATGTTACAAATCTACAATCATCGCTCGATGGTAAATCAAACACAAGTCACATCCACACGATTGCAGAAGTGACTAACCTGCAAACAACTCTGGACGGTTTGGCTGATGCAAGTCACACACACATCATTTCGGATATAAGTGGTCTGCAAAATATTCTTGATGGAAAAGCAGCTGCAAGCCACACACACCAGAAAGATTCCATTTCTGATTTAGCTACTAGCGATTTAGATATTGGTAGCAACAAAATACTCTACAGCAACGTGTACACAGCAGTCGGAGATCTGCCAAGCGCAAGCACATACCACGGCATGTTTGCCCATGTCCATAACGAGGGGGCTTTCTACGCTTCTCACGCCGGCAACTGGCTAGAGCTTGCTCTGGCTTCACAAATCCCCACAGTGTCATCTGGCTCAAATATCACGGTCACGCAGACCGGCACGGATTACGAAGTGTCGGCGCAGCCAGCTGGTATTCAGTGGCAATCAGTGCCAGCAACAGAAACCTCCACAGGATCAACGGGCGATGTAGCGCACGACAATTCGTATATTTACATGTGCATCGGTGCAAACGCTTGGAAACGAGTCCCGCTAGAAACATTCTCAGGTCAAACTGGCGGAGGATCTGGCGGAAACACAACCGGAATATACATAACGCAACAGCCAACCGGCGGATCTGCTTTGGTTGGTCAGTTTACTTTAAGTATCAGCGCGACAGTCCCACAAGGATCAATATCTTATTTTTGGCAGAAGAAAAATGGATCAAGCTGGGATTCAATTACCGGAGCAAATTACCCGACATATTTGGCGCAAAACATAACAGCACAAGGGACGTATCGGTGCAAGCTACAATCTGCAAATTATGATGATGTTTTAAGTAACGAGGTAGTCATTACTGTCTCGAATTCAGGCGTAAACAATGTAACGTCAACAACGCCGACAATAGTTTTTGACCGTAATTGGTCTGCTACTTACTCCGCACCAATGTGGCGAGCAATCGGCGGCAACTGGACATATTCGGGATGGACATTGATTAGTGAGCAAGGTCAATGGGAATACGACAATCTGCATCAAGGCGACCCCAACTATATCTTCGATTCGGTTGCTGGAGAATCGGCAACCTCACAAGCGAACCGAGGTGCAGGTGATTGGAAATATGAAATAATCGGCGTTGCTCCGCACAATAAAACTTATTCTGAAATATCAAACCTTGTTTCATCAAGCTCCCTGTCTTGGCCTTATGTATTTAATGCCATGTATTACGACAACAATAGCCAAGACGCACATCAGGGACAGCTTGATCCAGATAATTGGACATATTGGTCTTCCTCAACTCCTGCAAACAGCAAGTGGTCAAGGGCAGCAAGGTTTCGGACGCGAGTAGTTTTGAGCAGAACGCAAAACGGCGTAGAGGAACAAGCCACAACCAACTGGTCGGAGTGGTCTGTATGGCGAAGTGATCCGGGGGGCAATGTTGTTTCAGAATACGAAACAACTTTTACAGCCAGCGGTCAGCCGGCAACTACTAAAAATCTATACCCCCAAGATAGCATAACCTTAGAAGCTGATATCAATGGCACAAATAAAAGACTGATTTGGAAAGGAATGATGTCGGGCCATTACTCATCGGATGCTGCTGCGATCTCCTACTGGTCCTACGAACGAAACGATTGGTTTGCGTATCAAACATGGCCGACGGACGGAAATTTGGTTGACGATGAAGTGACTATCTATGGTCATGAAATGGGAATTGCAGATGTAGGCATGAAGCAATTCAAGTGTCTCGGTGCAGCCGATTGGAATCGGGCAAAATTCAGTAACGCATGTGACGTAACAATCCACAGTACAAGTGATCCGTTGCATGAAGTAAAAATCGCCAACAACAGCATGGACACAGGCATCAGGTATCAAATCTATCCCTGGGATTCTGGTCAGGGAATAACTTTCAATCCCGGTTGGCTTATTCCAAAGATCAAGCTCGAAAGCTTTGGCAACGGCGAGATAGACGCTACAGGAAATCAAGGATTGTATCCAAGTTCGTCCGGCGAACTCGGTAGTATCCGCTTGGGGCAAATTAAATTCCATTATCAATACCTTCCGAGTTACGGCAGCGGTGCCGCAGAATGGGCTGTCCTACGTGAAGAATTGGTAACGGTAGATAGCCTTGGTGAATGGGATCCACCAAGTGCGTACACAACTTCTAATTATGGACAGATGCGAGTCAGGTGGTGTTTAGTAGACATGAATTTGAAATTCAACAACGGAAATCTCACTACCTACCAAGACATTTCCACAGTTTGGTCGAACTGGCATTATTACAATTCTGGGACTTATACAAATTAAAATGGATTTGAGCATAGTAATAGCTTTTTTTTCTCCCGTTGAATACGAGCTGCCGAGAAAACATTTTCTGGCAACTCTTGAGATGTTGAAGAAATACAAAGAACGGTTTGGCTTCGAGGTTATTGTCTCGCAAGTTATCGCGCCTTGGCAAAAAACGCTTCCAGTGCCAGAAGAGTTTTTTTCAGACCATTACATTACTGACCACGTTTTGTTTTACAAAGACAATCTATGGAACCTCGCAACAACTAGAACGACAAATACGAATTTTGTTTTTTTAGACGCAGACGTTTATTTTGAAAACGATGACTGGGTGGAGCGAATTATGTCCGCGCTTGGTCGTTATGAAATCATCCAGCCTTTTGAAACGTGCGCCTGGTTGACTGAAAACGGAAAAAGAATCGAGTGCGAAAAACAATCCGCAGCTGTAGCGTTAAGTAAAAACAAACGGGTCGACAATAGAAAGTACCACGTAGGTTTTGGCTGGGGATGCACTCGCGATGGATGGGACAAAATTGGTGGCTGGTTTGACGCAAATGCCAGCGGGTCCAATGACACAGGAACGGCGCTAGCTTTTGAGCGTGAAGGAAATACAAGCTGGACTCGGCGGTGGTATGACTTAATTGGCGAATCGTCGCCAGCGTGGAGAGAATATCGAGAAAACGTACAAGCGAAAAAAGTTGCGATAGGTTACGCAGAAGGAAACAGGTTGCTGCACCGATGGCACGGGCAATTCAAAGACCGCCAATATAAAACTCGACATCATTTATTCCCAAGAAAAAAAGACGGCAACAATCCCATACATAAAAACAAAGAGGGGTTATGGCAGTGGGACTCGGCAGAAGACAATGAAGGTCCGAAAAAATATTTTGAAAGGAGGCGAGACGATGGGTAGGCCGTGGCTGTTTGGAATTGGCAAGCCGAAATCTGGCAGCAATTCGCTGGCTGATGCGCTCGAAATTCTTGGATTGAAATGCTACCACACCGGGCGAGAAAAAAAAGCCAAAAACAAAAGCATACACAATCAGCTTTTAACAAATAAGCACCAAGGAGAATCGCCTACAAAAGATGTGGGAGAAACTTACGATGCCATTGTGGATTATCCAATCCATGAAATTTACAAAGAACTTTACAACGAAAATAACGATGCAAAGTTTATTTTGACTTATCGTCCGCCCGACGACATTGCACTCAGTTGGTGTCGAATGATTATGCACAAACCACAACCGCTTACGGAACGGCTGCCGACTAACTACTCAAAATTTGCAAAAAAGGCCAGAGAACACTACGCCGAGGTGATCGAGTTTTTTTTAGACAAGCCGGGTCGTTTTTTAATTTTAGATGCGCGGGATGATGACGCAGTTAAATGGGAATTACTCGCAAAGTTTTTGGGAAAGAGAGTACCTAAAAATAAACCTTATCCCCACACGTTCAATCATCAAAAATGGGAAACTAAAAAAAAGGCGTCTGCATGAAAGTTGAACTAAAGAATGTAATGAGATGTTTGTTCTATTCATTGCTCGCTGTAGTCATATTTTTCTCTGGCGTACTGATTGCAAAGCCGGCAAAGATCGGGTCAAAGGTATGGCTCTGCGCTTGGGCTTATACAGACATTTTCCACGAGGTTCCATTTGAGCGAGTAAAAGATTTTCTGTGTTGGCAAGCATCGCAGCGAGTTTGGGTAAGTTTTAATTTTGACGATTCGTTTACGGTGCTGGATGTAACGAATGACGGAGAGCAAACTTTTTTTGTTAGTTACACAATTAAAAACGAAAAAGGCGAAACAATAACGGACGTTGAGAGAGTTTTTATACAGTGGAAACCGTGGAGCTACGGCCTTAGCGATCCGCCAGTAACAGCCGAGGAAATTGCAGAAATGTTTTACACGAAAGGGGTGACAAGTGATTAGCTTTAAGGATTTGGGAGAAGCTCTTGCTACAGGAATTGATTTGCATTTTGCAAGTCTCACAAACACTTCAGCGACAGTCGCCTATACAAATTTTGCAGAGCTTGATGAACAAAACTTATCGACTCCTCAAATTGTTGTCACACCTAATTCTATGTCCTCGGAAAGAACATCACGAACTATGTCACAAGTTGATATGGGGATGCACGTATACGTCGGTCAGAAAGCAAAAACAGACAGCGAAGTTGATTCCATCATGGGGCTTTCGGATATTGTTTTCGAGCTGTTACGTTCGCACGATTATTACAACCTAGCCTCTTGGCCTGATGGCGTTACCAGTCCGCAGAATATCGGCATCGACATAAATCCAGATGGTGCTTTGCAAGATAGGAATTTATGGCGATGCGTTTTCGATGTTGAGTTCCGAATTTTCGTCGAGGATGTAATCTCCTAATGGTAGCACTCGCAGGAAACCCAAAACTAAAAGTCCGGTTTAAGATCTCGAAAAATAACTTTTTTGATCGTCCACAAATTAGGCGGGCGATGGATAAAGCAAACCGAAAAGCTCTGTCACTCGCTGGCATGGATATACGCAGCGCGCAGAGAAGTGCCATTGGTAGATCGCCCGGAATCAGATCAAAAACACAAAGTCATAATCAGGCGAACATTATTATGCACGGGGGCGTCTATCGTGACGTATCCAACTACGGAAAACCTCGCGCGCCTGGGCGACCAATTAAATCATATAAGCCTCATCGGTGGGTCTATAGAGCTTTAGTTTTTGCCTATGATCCCAGCCGGCGCTCGGTTGTAGTTGGTCCGAATCGTACACCGTGGCTGAACCGCTTGCACGAATTCGGGGGGACGATTCGGCAGACGGGTTTTGTCACAAATGAAATGGGCGCAAGGCTCGCATTCAGGCGACACAAGGAAGGCAGACCACCTGGAAAGCTGGCAAATGGTATGCCCGACACAGGATTTCTCAAATGGATGGCGGTAGGCAAAAAACCGGGGCGAGGTTGGTCCGGTAAAGCTTTCAGAAACGTCAAAATACCAGCTCGGCCATTTGTTGGCAGCGATGTAGTCCGAAAACGCATGGTGAAAATAAACCAGAAGTTTCGAGGAACACTGGGGCGAGTTTCGTTGTATGGCTGAGTCTAGGCACAGCCGGTCAGTTTTACGGTTTTATAGTTAAATTGAATGTATAGCCCGCGAGCTTTGAAGGAGCAAAAAAAATGGCAATTACGCTAGGGAAAGATGTCGTCATAACTGGGGTTACAGGAGTACGAAGCGCGACTGTAAGCCACAGCGCGAATGAAGTCGACGTTACTGTACTCGGTGATACCTCGAGAAAATTTAAGAAAGCTTTAGTCGATACTACTATTGAAATTGAATGTATTGAGTCTCCAGGGATCACCGTTGGAGCCACTTTTACAATCGGTGGAACAGAAACGGGGGATTTTACCTTTATCTGCACCAGCGTCAAAGATGACTCGCCGATTGATGGAGTAAAGACGTTTACAGTTTCGGGAAGTTATTCATCTACACCATCCGCATAAGAATTAAAAAGGGTAATTTACATGGCAACATTAGGGAAAAGCGGGACGGCTCCACCGTTCGGAACGAATGTAATTTCAGCGAGCTTCACCGAAGAGATGGAACTGATTGACATTTCAAATCGTGATAATGTCGGCGCAGGTGTCGGATCTAAAGTGAACGCAGCAGGGTTCCGTACAAGAACGTGGGAGGTTGAGTGTCATGACGCCACTGGCTTAGTGACCTCGCTCAATGCAGACGAAACAGATCAATACACAGTGACTTCTATAACTGAAAATATTTCAGTCGATGGCGCTGTTACTTTTTCTGTCACAGTTAAGGAAGCTTAATCTTGGCTATCACGCTAGGAAAAGATTGCTCTGTGAGCATCGGCGGAAATGTCGTCGGTGTTCGCAGCGCACAGTTGACAATGAAATCGGTCATGGTCGAAGTGACTCAGCCGTTTGGCAATGTAACGGAAGTAATAAACTGTGGATACGATGCAGTCTGCACCGTTGAATTGAATGACTTTAATTCTATTGGAGCTTTCGTTTCAACGATGCAAAGTGGATCGGTTTTAAGTGTTAGTGGTGGAAGTGCTGGGATTTCCTTTAGTGGACCTATCACCGGAATATCAAACAGTTTTGGCATAGACGGAGTGGAAACATTTTCAGTCGAGGCTAAACAAGGAATTTCAAAAACCTAATGCTTAGAAAGACGACACAATGGCAACCGAATTTCGAGACGGGCTTAATCGGCCATGGACTGTAGCGATCACAGTCGCTTCTGCCAAGCGAGTTTTGGCTATGGTGAAAGTTAAAGACGAGCAAGGCAATCTGACGCCTTTTGACCTCGTAGATGCCGGGAGCATTTCTCTCACGATGACAGTTTTGAGCAGTCGGTATCTGGCAATCTGTGAAACCATGTACGCTCTCTGCCAACCGCAGGTCCAAAAACTTGGACTAGACGAAGGGCAATTTTATGAAGGTTTAACTGGGGACTCTCTTGCTGATGCAACGAGGGTAATCGAGGACGAGCTGATAAATTTTTTCCCGCCGCGACTCCGAAAAGTAGTGGGCACGATGTTTCGGAAGGGCGCGGAGGTTCAAGCGGAAGTTTACGAAAAAGCCGAGGCGGATCTGGAGAAGCTGGACGCAAGCCAGCTAGAACAATTTGGGAGGGAATCTACGAAGCAGCAGGCATCATTGGCATAGATCCAGCCGACTGGAATTACAGGGAACTGACTATTGCTAGAGATGCAAAAATGGAAGCTGACTGGTGGCATACCGCAAACATCATGGCACAGGTTTATAACGTCAATCGAGGGCAAAATAAACCTCCGTCTGATGCTTATAAATTTCACCCATTTGCAAAAAAGCCACCACCGAGAGAAGCGACAAAGGAAGATTTAGAAAAAATATTTGGGACAGGCATTTGTGATTGAGGAATAAAACATGAGCAGCGGCAGAGTCAGACAAGGTGGTGTATTTGTTGAAATCGGCGCTGACCCGCGACCGTTTTTCAATGCGCTTAACCGAGTCAATCGTAGGGCCGCACAGTTTGGTGCAAAACTCAGCAACCTGGGCGCACGGATAAGCGCTGCAGCGATTGGTTTCGGTGTTCCGATTGGCATGGCTGTCAATCGTTTCAAAGAATTCGACGATGCAATTCGAGCAGTAGCAGCTGTTACTGGATCATTCGGCGCGAAGGGTTCAGCAGCATTCAAAATGCTCAACGATACAGCTCGGGAACTGGGGCGGACCACAAGCTTTACAGCCGTGCAGGTTGCAAACCTCATGACCGAGCTGGGGCGAGCTGGTTTTGATGCGAGTCAAATCGACTCAATGACAAGCTCGGTGCTGAATCTTGCAAGAGCAACGCAGACGGAAGCCTCGGCAGCTGCCGGGATTATGGCTAACGCTATTCGTCAATTTGGTCTTGAGGCCAGCGATGCCAGTAGGGTTGCCGATACTCTTACGGTTGCCGCCAATGCTTCGTTTACTACAGCAGAGCAACTCGGCGAAGCTTTAAGCTACGTTGGTTTAACAGCCTCGCAAGCCGGGCTGAGTTTAGAAGAAACCGTTGGAGTCTTGGGGACGCTTGGAAACCTTGGCATACAAGGATCTCGTGCTGGCCGTATGTTGCAGCGTATGCTGGCTATCACAGGCTCGGAGGCTGATGAACTAAAGAAAAAATTCGGTGTCGATTTTCTCGACGACACTGGCAACGTCAGAAGCATCATCGACATTTTTCGAGACCTTGGGAAAGCTACAAACGATTTGCCTAGTGGGGAACGGCTAAAGCTTTTCAATGAGGCATTTGGCTTGCTGGGTCTTACTGGTGCGCAAGCCCTAGGAGGGAATATAGGTTCAGTTGACGAGCTGATCAAAAAGCTCGAGGAGGGCGAAGGCCAAGCTGCAAAGATGTCTGCCGAAATGGACAGTGGTATCGGTGGATCCATGCGAAGGATGACAAGCGCTGTTGAAGGTGTCGCTCTGGCATTTGCAGAAGCCCTTGCGCCTGGTCTCAAATTTGCAGCTGACAGATTTACAGACATTCTCGGTATAATTACAAAATTCATTAGTGAAAATTCAGAGCTAGTCGCCACAGTTGTTTTTGCTGGAGTTCAGGTTGCTATATTTGGGGCTGGAATGCTCGCTCTAGGGACGGCAATTCAACTGGCATCATTTGCAGCTGGCGGCCTAATCACCGGCCTCGCGATGATTGCCAGCCCTATGGGGCTAATTGCAGCGCTGGCGATTGCATTCCGTGAAGACATTGCTCTGGCGTTTGAATATGTCACTACCCAAGGGGGCGCAGTTGGTGAAACTTTTCAAGCCATATCGGACACAGTGACGAGAGTTTTCGGAAACATAGTTGAAATAGCCAGCTCGTCAATGGCTGGAATAACTGACGCAATTTCAAATGGCGACCTTGAGGGCGCTGTGAATATTGCTTTCCTTGGACTGAAGGCAATTTTCCTAGAAGGTCAAGCGGCGATCATGAACGCGATTGATCCATGGTTGGCGTACATATTAAACGGCTTCACGATAATGGGTACTGAGATTGCAGTCGCCTGGGATTCTACGTGGTCATTTCTACAGCAGTCGTTTAACACTGCCGGCGCTTTCATGGTCGGATTTTTTGACAATGTAATAAACGGAATCATGAAAGCTTGGGATTTTTTAGAGGGCGACATACGCAAAATATGGATTTCAATAACCGGAATGATCTCCGGTAGCGAAACGATACAGGCTGATATAAAAGCTGTCGATGATGAGATGAAAGAACGCGCAGACCGGCGCGCAGAATCACGACCGGGAATTGAAAAGCGAGTTAAAAAAGCTAGAGAGGAAAACGCGCAAGTCGCAAAAAATACAGACGAACGTATTGAAAGCATGAGGGCGCAGTCTGATGAGACGCAAGCTGAACGAACCGGCGCAGTAGAAGGCCGGAAGAATAAACGAAATCTTCAAGCAGGCGCTGCCAGAGCAGAGCAGCAAGCAGCGGTCGATGACCAAGCAAAAACAAAAAGCGATCGTTCGCTTGCTGACGTTTTGATCGACCAGCT